CCCCCTCGAGACATCCATGTCCATCTGATTTAACAGATCATGGGCATTTAAGAAAGAACTTAGCTACCCGAGAAGTAATGGGTCGAGCATAAGTCCCTTGGCCTGTGTACTCAAAACAGGCCTGCCGATCCTAGGACCGGCTCTTCTAATAACCAACGCACCCTCAGTGGTGTACGTTGGCAGTTCGAACGGCCCAACATCGTGTCGAGCCGCGTTAACACTGCCTATCCAGAGTGCACGAAGATATCCCAGTTTTTCCGGAATTTTCGTGACATCCTTTTTCGTGGTCAGAATAAACTTTCCACAACACCGATAAGGAACCCAGATTACAGTATCTAGGTCACAATGTGTTTCCCCGTAAAGTCGAAACTCTTTGGGTACCCACGATAGCAGCAACCGATATAACGGCGCGAACTTCGTGGCCGGGATTGGTCCACTCGTCGCATACGTCTGAATCAAGTTTAAATACTTGAAGACGTCTGCATACGACTTGATCGGTTTCTTAATAAACAGTGGTCGAACTGCTGTACCGTTTAGGTAGTCAACACCACATGATTCCCGGAAGTCTCCTTTATTAAAGGATTTCTTCACGTTCACAACTCCACCAAGGAGCTCCAAACGCCGAACAACCTCATTGTAAGAGGCTGATGGGACAATGATGTCGTCTCCATAAACACGCCACACTGCATGTTCCAAGCCGAGATCCCGTAAAACGGACCTCACTACTGCTGAGAACAAAATCGTTTGCAGTGAAAACGTTAGAGCATTCCCCATTGACGAGAACTTCTCATTTGCATGGAAGCTCCCATCGGGCAATAGAGTGCTTTTAGCTCTATACCTACATAGGGTACGGACCCAGCTTGGACTGAAAACCATGGCTATAACGCCGAATGGAATTCTGTCAGAAGCACTACTCATGTCAATTGTACACGGACGTTGTTCGTCCGGATACTTCCCAGGAATACTACCTTGGAACGCCAACTGCTGGTTAGGCAGCTGATCGCTCAGGTTAATACCCCATAAGGAGTGTAGGCGTTGACGGAAATAACCGTCATATGCCTTCTGGAACAGAGTAGCTAAAGAAGGTCCAATCTCTATAGATCTATCCGTGAGGATAGTCTTGGGTACAGTCTGGTAAACAGAGTGGTCTACCCAGTCAATGGTGATTTCCCTTTTATCATAAACGCCGTAATTCATGGCGTAACAACTTTGAGGAGAACAAGCCAGTAGCTCACGAAACATTGTCTCCCTGTGAAGGAAGATGATTTCGTCGTCCATACCGCGAAACGCTGTATGTCCGAGAAGCTTAAAAGCCGGTTGCCCCTCGTCTCTACCATGAGACAGGGTTGCACCAGGACCAGCACGGAGGCCGCTGGAAACTTCATCGAGGTCAGGAGGAACCTCTCCAACAAGGGAAAGGATTTCTGATCTAACCTTTTGAAGCACAACGTCGAGTTCAGCATGCTCGTGAGTAAGAGGATGAAGGAAAACATCCCAACACCGACTATTCACGTCCTTGCACGCCGCCTCAGACTCCATCCACGTTTTCAATGCTGCAGCTTGAGCAGTGTCCCGAAATTCTTGATGGGAGTACTCAAGCTTTCTCAGCAAATCGCGAACGCTGACGAGACGATAATACATGTCTACGTCATTAAGGTCGCGTGATACGGAAATGGAAGGCTCCAATGTCTCAATGATTTTAGGCAGTTCCGACAAATTTCCAATCGGTCGGAACACATTTTCAAGCCTAGTACCGTTGAGCATAGATTCGAGATGGGTATTAAATAAAGCCAAATATTCGGCCTCACCTACCTCGAGATTTTGAGGGACTGGCATCTTCGGGGTAATACCCCTGGAACGACTTGTTTTGCGTTTCAAGATGGATTTGCTCCACTGAGTGACGTACCTCAACTAAGAGGTAAGTCGTAAAAGACACACTAATAGCGACCCAAAGGAGGATAGCTAATAGAACAACTACGTGACGAATGAACTTAGAGGGATAAATTTGTAAAATATCCATCCAATTCACCGTCAATAATCAGCTGACCCATAGCAGCGCGCGCAAGCGCATACTGCGTCGAATCAGCGTCAGCGACCCGAGATACGGACAGGTCCCAGATTATGGGAGTGACCACACCATCAGCGTCCTCCACAGACCAACTAAGTTTCATGTTGTTCCGTGCATTGGACGTATAGGTCTTCGTAGTTTTGGGATAAACCCGCCGCAACAGTAAGGTTCGAGGAACCAATAAAGTTGAGGAAGAATGACGATAGACGACACGATCCTGCGTCGTCGAGTCAGTCGTGAACACTTGGTCCACTGAGTCAACCGTAACGGTTAACGTGCCCATGGTAATACTCCTGGGTTAAGAGTGGGATTTTACCTCTTAAGGAGATTGCGGAGTAAAGCAATTCCGTCAAGAATCTTAAGAGAATTAAGACCTGAACCGGCCCCTATTGACGGTAAAAATGTGTCAATTGGGTTCCTAAACTTGTGGATCGCTTTTTCGCTGTACTCAAAGTCCAGCTCGGTCCCTTCAAGAAGTTCAAGTTCATACCATCTGTCTTGAGACGGATTAAACCATCTTTCGGCATATGGGTGAGATTTGACTTTTATCTCCAGGGTAGCTTCACAAGTCGCCCAACCTACACGCTCATCAATGAGAGCATAGGCTTGAGTAGCCTGCAAAACGTCACCTAAGTTGAGAAACCAATCCACCACAAAGGAATAAGGGATAAGATCCCATACAGTCCCAAGTGGATCAAGACCTCCAAGGTTCTTGATAAATCCAATGGATTCGGAGGATATGGTAAAGTCTGCGGTTTGTCCGTACCGGACTTTCGCCTTATATTCAGACGTATAGTCAACGTAACATCCTAATTCACCGTACAAAACGGCGTTTCTCACAAGGGCAGGACTGCCCGTATAGTTGTGAGGGATGTCGGTACTCCGCACAGTCTGGCGGTGGTTATATGGAGTTTCAGCGAGCTCAGCATATGACATATAGTCATAGAACAAAGGTCGCCACCCATATCTACCTTCCAACCAGATATCGGACGCAGTGTCAAACACCTGTTTCCTCTTAACTGGATCGCGAAGATCTTGTCGAGAGAAGCGAAGTATCTGACGCGCCGTTGTTAGCGGTTTTGTCACGATTTTTAATGCCTTTACAAGCATTGCAACCGTTTTGTCCGCCTCGGCGAGCGAAACGAGAATCGAAGAAATACCTGCTGCCAATTCGGCCGATAAAGCCGTCATAGCGACAGACGTCTCTACACTTCCGTTTATGCTCAAGGGTGAAGGCCAACCGTTGTAACTGGTCAACCCATCGACACCCACCGGAATCCTGCTCCCCACCGTGGCGGCCCCGAAAGGCCAATTAACCTGGTCGGTTCCAAGCAAAACCCATTTTAGTGGGTACGCATAAGGAATAACCGAGTATTTATATTTCACGGGTGGTGGATCAGGAAAACGATGCAAATTCCATTTCAAGGTTCCTTTCCTTTTGGGAAATTCATACTTGACCTGGCTCATGTAGTTACACATAAGTTCACCTGCATCTCGTCTAGCGGCGAAGTTTTCCACTTCAGTATCAGTCATGGTGATCCCAGTCATGGGTCCATCAAGACTGTAGCCGCTATCTTGACTGCGGGTACGCCAAGTGGTCATCTTTCACTCCTGTGTTGGATGGCCAGCCGACGCGTGCGAGTTTCCGCAACCAGCCTCCTAGGTTGGTTAGTTTCAACTCGCAGGACCCCCTTATGGGGGGT